CCATATTCTTAGTTTGGTCAATTACACCAGATGTAACATAAGTAATTGAGTCGGCAGCAATCTTCAGACCAGCATTTGAGTTTGCTGATGAGATGCCTTTTTCGTTATAGACAAACCACTCTGCGGTTGTCTCCATAACTTCAACGCCCTTACCTTTGTTATCTCTCTTTTTAGCGACTTCACGAACTTTCTTTATTTTGCGTGGGTCGATATATCTAATTTCTGTTAGTCCTTTTCGTGGACTTTTCGGGTCGATAACTTTGTGAAAGTAAATTCTTCCGTCAACATACCATCTGCGAAAAATGTCGTGTCCTTTTTCGTCAAAGTTGAGCAAACGCAAAACTTCGTCAAACTCATCACGCACCTTTCCTTTAATAGCATCTGATACCGCTAGTTTATCTAGTGATACTGATACTGAAGCATCTCTTTCATCCGAAACAATAGTTTCATTGATAATATCTTCGATTGCCATATCACACTCTGGGTGTTGTGCAATCTCACGATATCTTTTGATTAAATCAATGTCATTCTTGGCAGTAACTTCCATATCCAAGTATTGGCCAAAGTAACCGCCAGCGGATATAGTTGTTGTACCGTCATCAGGGGAGGCGACAGTAAACGCTTGTTTCGCTTCTGCCGGCTTCCCTAAATCATTATTGTTACGAGTTATTTGGAATCCAAGTAAATTCGCCATATTATATTGTCCTTATAACTTGTTAAAAATTATGTAGTTGTATCTGTTTCAAAGTATTGATAAGTAAATGAACAACCGAATGTTTCGATTGAATCATTATCACTAGCAGACAATGAAATATCATCTAAAGTGGTTGGGAATGCGCCTCTTAAAATATAAGTTTTTAGAGTTGCACCGTTTCTGTCTAAATGGTCTACTTTAATATCAACTTGATAGTTATTAGGATTTGTTAATCCCTCATTATCAGTCATATTATTCATACCATTCATCCATCTTTCTAATCCACGATAGATTTTAAAGTCTGTATCATTCAATACAGTCATTGACCACGGAGCAAATGTTCTGTCACCTACTAGGTTTAATACACGACCTCTAAATGGCACAGCAACAGTTCCTAGTGATTGACCAGGAATTGAAGTAGCAGTACACAAATAAGATAAGTCAGATGTTTCTCCACCAACAGATGAGTAACCAGGAAAAGTCATAGTGACCTTAAACTGATTCGCTCTTGCGCCGCCGCCTGAAAGACGAGATTTAAATTCATTAATGTTTGGCATTATTGTTCTCCTCTAAGATTAAGCGCCTGCAACTTCAGAAAAGGCTACGCCTGAACGAGTTGCGACAAAGTTAAGTTGAATGAAGTTAATAGACCGATTAGGTTTGACAAAGATGTCAGCCCTAAATTCGTTTCTGTCTACAACATCGCCTGTATTGTTAGAAGCATCACATACGACTTGAAAGTCTGTAATACCTCTACGACCTTGAACATCTCTCAAGAATGGTTCTACTAAGTTTCTAAAGTTCGCCCTAGAGAATTCATCATTGAATTCAAATAGTTGAAATTTAGCAGCCGTAGAAACTGTTTTCTCAAGAACAATGAACAATCTGCGAACATTGATTCTATCAAACGCACTTGGTTTTGATTGAGCAGTCTTATCGCCAAATAACACAGTACCTTGTCCTGGGAAAGCAACAACTGGATTTACTCTTGATTTGTAGAGTTCATCTCTTTGTATTTGGTTAGGATTAAAGGCAAGTTTTACTGCGCCTCTAATTTGTCCACGATTAAATCCGCCTGGTGAAAACCATGCATCTGCAACACTATCAGTTCTTGCACAAAGACCAGCAGTATCTCCGTTAAGAGGTACATATCTGTAAACATCATTGTACTTGTCATACATGTATTTGTAACCACTATCGATTACTGCATAACTTGTTGATGGCAAACCATCAGCAAATGATACAACATTTTGTTGTTGTGTAACTGCGTTAGCAACATCTACAACATCTGTTCTTGCAGGTGAAATAAATGCAACACAATCTTTTCTATCAGTTGCAATATCCATAACAGCAGTTGCCTTTGTGTCGCCAGTAGCGTCAGCGCCTGTCTGTGAAGGACCACACATTAGTAATGCTAAGTCAACTGTTTCTGAATCAGCAAATTTCTCATATGCAGTTGCAATCTCAGCGTTAGTAGCAGCAAAGTCATCAGTACCACTCGCAAGCGAGTAAGATTTCACAACAAATGCATCTCCAGCAGCGTTATCAAAAGTTTGACCTTTCTTAGCACTACCGCCGTTTGCAAGTGTAGTTTCATGGTCCATGACATACACATACTTTGATTGATTGTAAATTACATCAGCATAATAGTTACTATTACCAGAATCAGTCTTACCATCAAACGCCTGTGAAACGCCTTCAAATGTTTCTAAGATTTCTCCCGCTGTTCCTGTAATTCCGCCATCTTCGTCTAGTACTACAATATGCATTTCATCTAATGAACCGCCAGCAGCAACGACATCATCTGTCGAAGTTGGTGGAGTAGAAAATTGAAAGTAATATTCCCAATGTCTTAGTACTTTAGCATTATCAACAACTGCGTGTCTAAGACCGCCTGTTTCTGTTTTACCAGTTGCAGTATTAAATCTTGCGATTGTTAATACATGAGTTGATATTGCAGTTATTTTATAGTAATGTCCTGAAGGTGCACCTGAAGTTGAAGGTACAGCAGTTGCATCTCCAAACTCTAGTATGTCGCCAACTTGCATTAAACTACCATCGTCAACAGTAATTGATGTGTCGCCGATAGCCGCAGAAGCGTCTGCAACTAAATTACCACTCATTGAGTGTGGTCCGAACGCAGTAGAGTTAGCACATACAGAAACTTTCAAACTGTTTCCTAATGTTCCAGGTTCTCTTGCGGCATAAGCACCAACACTACCAGCGAAACTAGCGGCATGGCCGAAGTTGTCTAGGTAATCAGTTGTATTTTTTATAAGTACTCCAGCCGATGTTCCAGCATTTACCATGCCAGTAATCGGTCGTACTACTTTCAGATTATTTCCGTATCCTAAAAAGTTCGCAGCAGTAAACCATTCTTCAAAGTTATCAGCAGTTGGTTTCCCAAATGTATCTACTAATTGCTTCTCAGACGAAATTGTTGTAATCTCATCAATCGGTCCCTTTTCCGCAGTTATCACAATTCCGCCGCTTGATGTACTTACGGCAGGAACAACATTAGTTAAATCCTTCTCAGTTACGGAGACACCTGGTGATACTTGAAAAGCCATATTTAGTTCTCCTTTATTAAAGTTTTATGTTTCAACCCTTTCACAATATTTATAACTTTTGAAAACACTAGTTTTCGCCTCTATGATAAGATACGGGATTCCAGAGTACTCCAGAGTCATCAAAGAACGAATTGTTGCGACCTTCGGGGTCGTCAAGTCCGTTATCAATGAACCCAAACGGTGCCATATCGGCCTCGATAGCATTCTGTTGTTCAGTAAACATTTGTCCACGCACATCAACATCTGTCAGTTCTTTAAAGTATGATTGATTTGCTAACCAACCAAATATCACGCAACACATTACTAAATCATCTGTTGAACCGGCATCAGCCTCCCACGACTTGCCTTTTGATATAAATGTTGACAATTCAGCAATAATATCAAAGTCAGTAATAATTAACTTATCGCCTTCTATCAAACTCTTTAGATTAGAAGTACCAATTCTCTTAGTACCTTTTGTCATTCTTAGACCTAGTTGGTTTCCCCGACCACTAAACCCTCCACCTAATACTTGACCTGAACGGCCTCTTTGTGTACACATCATTACATTGTCGTACTCAATCTCAAATTGTAAAGCATCTGCGACTTGTTGACCTAAGTCATTAATCTCAATCAAAACAAATGCACTATTGTAATGTTTCGCAACTCTTTCTATGATATTTGGAAAAAGAATTGGTTTAATTTCGTTATCTCTGTACTTTGCAACTACCTTATATGGCGCCTTCGTGCAATCAAACACAACAAACGCTGAGTAGTCATTCGATAGTCCTCGTGATACATCAACACACATTGTATAGATATGGTCTTTAACAGGCATATCGTACACATCTAAACCCCCACTTCGTTTAGGATTCTGAACAGCCATTGTTTTGAGTTTACTTGCAGTAATAAGTGTGTCAACACTACCTAAGAATTCACACTCAAACTCTGTTTGAAATTGCCCCTCTGAAGTGTTTCTTATTGTTTCTTCTTTCCATTTCTCATCTCGACCAGGAACTTCTGACCAATGCACTTCGATAGGCACATAGTCATTTCGTTTGTTCTCGGCATCAACCCACATCTTATAGAACATATTCATTCCGTGTGGTGTAGATACAATCATCACTTTAGATGATTTACCAGATGATACTGTAGGATATACAGAACTAAAGAATTCTTCTGCAATGTTATTAGGAACATAAGCGAACTCGTCTAAGAATATGATGTTAAAG